CAGACCTTGATTTAACATCTGGAAATAAAACTATATTTGATGGTGTAGGTGCATACAATCTTACTATAGGTGCATCTAATACCTCAGTTATTGTTGCAGGTGATTTAACTGTACAAGGTACAACGACAACTCTTAATACTGCAACTCTTAATGTAGAAGATAAAAACATAACACTAAATTACTCAACAGGTGATTCTTCTGGAAGTGCAAACGGAGCAGGTATAACTATTCAAGATGCAGTTAATAGTACAACAAATGCCACTATTCTTTGGGATGCAACACATGATAAGTTCGTTTTTTCTCATCCAATAAATCCAACAAATATATTAATCAATGATAATAATAAAATAAGATTAGGTGATTCACAGGATTTAGAAATTTTCCATGATGGAAGTAATAGTTTTGTTAAAGATGCAGGAACTGGTAATTTAAAAATACTTGCAGATAATCTTTTGTTACAAAGAGCAGATGAATCACAAACTTATATACAAGCATTAACTGGTGGTGGAGTTGATTTAAGACATGCAGGTAATGTAAAACTAACTACAACCTCAACAGGGATAGACGTTACAGGAACACTTACTGCAACTACACTAGCAGGAACTTTATCAACAGCTTCTCAACCTAATATTACAAGTGTTGGAACACTTACTTCATTATCTAGTGGTGCAATTACATCTACAGGCAGAGTTACAGGTACAGAAGTAAGAGTTACAAATGTTGTTACCAATAAAGTTATAAAGTTTGATGGTACTGTTTTAAATGATTCAAATATAACAGATACAGGTTCGCTTATTACTTTAGGAAGTAATACAAATATAGACGGAAGAGTAACATTGACTTCAGGAACAACCACTACTATTGCAGGAACAGCTTATTTAAACATCAATGCAAATGTTCATGGTGTAAACACAAATGGTTCTCAAGGATTACATATAGGTTGGAATAAATCTGGTGGTGGTAGAGAAGTAAACATGATCTTTGATGGTGGTACTACTCAAGCTGATACTGAAATGATCTTTACCAGTACAGATGGCACTACTTATACAGACATTTTCCAAATTAATGGTGCTGTAGGAACAGGCGTAGATATAAAAAGTGGTGGTCTTAGAATTGGAACAACCACAGTTATAGATTCATCAAGAAACCTTACAAATATAACTTCAATTGTATCTTCAGGTAATGATAATGGTATTCTGTTAAAAGGTAGTGGTGGAGATACTTTAGCATTGCTTCATCAGCAATCAACTGATGCAGCCACATTAAGGTTATATGATGGTGGAAGCGTAAAAGTTCTTATTGGCTCTAATGCTAATTCTGATAGCTATTTTAATTCAGGTGGTAATTTATTAGTTGGTAAAACAAGTTCAGGTTTAAATACAGCAGGGGTTGAGTTTGCAAGTTCTGGAAGATCAAGATTTACAAGAGATGGTAATAACGTTGTAGAATTTAATAGAAAATCAAGTGATGGCTCTATAGTTTCATTTAATAAAGATGCTTCAGCAGTTGGAGGTATTGGTATAGCAGGAAATTCTTTATATATAGATGGTGGTTCTAGCAATTATTCTTTAATGTTAGCTTCTGATTTTAGACCAAGAACAGCAAATGGTGCAGCTAATAATGATGGTGTTGTAGATTTAGGAGATTCACAATCACGATTTAAAGACCTATATCTATCAGGAACTATCAGTAGTGGTGCAATAACTTCAAGTGGTCAATTTCTTTCTGATGGTTCTGCTTCAAACTCAGTACCTAAATACAGTTTTCAGGGAGATACAAATACTGGTTTAGGGTATATTGGAGCAGACCAAGTAGGACTTATAGTAGGAGGTTCAAGAGTATTTTATGTATCAGCAGGATCATCAAAAGCTTTTTTTCAAAACTTATCAAATGGGGTAGAAATTAACAATGGTCTTAACGTGGGTTCAGGTGTTTATCAGGTAGCAGGAACAACAGTCATAGATGGTTCAAGAAACCTTACAAACATAGGAGGCATAACTGCAAGTGGTACGCACACATTCACAGCAAATGATGTTGATTTTATTGTACAAGATAATACAGATAGCGTTACAAACTTTATTTGGAGAGATCACTCTGCAAGTAAATTATATTTAGGCACAGCTGATGCAGTAGTAAACATAAGGAGTAATCTTGATCTAAACGCAAACTCAATATCAAACGTAGCCGAAGTTCGTACAGAATCATTGTTTATTGACTCTGGTGGTTTTTCACCTTCAGATGTTGAAGGGCGACATTTTAAATATTATTTAGTTGGACAAAGCACAGATCAGAACTTTAAGAAAGTAGCAGATGTAACAATCGGAACAGGTAATTACAAAGCATTAGTGATGCGAGTAGTTTTAGAATCTGAAGCAGATAATTTCGGAAGTTCAGTAGCAGTTGATAAAACAGAATATGTTTGTAATTTTTTTAGAAGTGCAGCATCGCAAGATAGTGCAGACACAGCTACTATATCAGGACAAGATCCAACGCAACATAGTCTGCGTATTGTAAAAACTGCAACAGGTGTTTATGAGTTACAAGTAAAACAAAATAACAACTATAAAGATGCCATTCTGCATATTGAAATCTTAAGCACGAATGGAGGTAGCATTACTATTACAGATGGCAATGTAAATGGCTCAACCTCTGGCACAATAACAACTCCTACAAGTTCTGAAACTGCATCAACTTATTCTTTCAATAAATTAGATACACCTTTTTTAAATATACAAAGCAACATAAAAGTAAATAGCACACAAATCCTTGATTCTGCTAGGAACTTGTCAAACATAGGAACTATCTCTAGTGGAGCTATAACTGCAACAGGAAGCACCGCTGATAATTCATCAGATTCAATTGTTGCAAAAAATAGCTCTAATTCAACATTGCTTAGAGCTAGGAGTGATGGAGTTGTTTTTATACCAACTAATTACCTTTTTGTAAGCTCTAGTCAGGGAATTTACTCAACAGGTTCAATTAAGGCTCGTGGAGGTATTACTAATGATCTGGGTAATAATCTATCAATCAACTCAGGTGGTTCTGATATTCAATTCAATAGTAAAAACTTTACCTCAGTTGGAACTATCAATATAGGTACTGATTCTGGTGATGCTTTTAATTCAAATGCAAAAATAAAAATACAAGATTCTGGAACTGCATATTTACAAATAAAAACAGGAACTGCTAATTCAGGTGGTTTATTAATTGGAGATACTGCTGATGATTTTGTTGGTGGTTTAATTTATAACAACAGTAATAATCATTTAGCTTTATATGCAAATGACAATGTAAGGTTAGAACTTGATGATACAGGCACAGCAACATTTAATGGTGTAATCACTATACCTGCTACTGTGCCTTCATCTAAAGGTGGCAAAGCACTAAGATTCCCTGTGGATGCAGATGTATCTGGTACAACTGAATTAGAGTTCTATACACCTTTATCTTCACCTGCATCTACGCTTACTGTAAACAACACCTTAACAGCAGGTGCAATAGATATACCTTCTAATGGCACAAACAATACTAGAATAGAAATAGGAACAAGTCCTCTAGCTAATCATAATGCTTTTATTGATCTCATAGGCGATACTACCTATACTGATTATGGTCTACGTTTAATAAGATTTAATGGTGGAGCAAATACGAACTCACAATTAGTTCATAGAGGAACTGGTAGTTTATTTATAGAAGCACAAGATGCAGGAAGTGTCATACTTAAAACCAATGGCTCTGATGCTTTAACAATAAACAGTTCACAAAATGCTACTTTTGGAGGGAGTATTACAAGTGGCGACATAACAATAGAAGAGAGCGTTACACCTGTTTTAACATTAAGTGATACAGGTAATGCAGGTGGTGGTGGTGCTTCTGGAAGAGTTATATTTGCAAATACTAATGGCGATGCAATGGGTATTGGTTATACAGCTAATGTTACAGCAGATTCCGATATGCTTATTAGCACCAATGCAGGTGGTACTTATGGTGGCTATTTAGGATTAGATGCTAATGCAATTGTAGATGCAAAAGCTGATATTGTTTTAGAGCCGAAAACAAATGTATTTGTAGCAACAGGTGATGTTGGCGTTGGTCAACAATTACCAACTACAAATATAAATACCAACAGCAGTTTCTTTAGACCAGATACAAGTGGCAAATTTGTAACTATTAATGGTGGTGCAAATGGTGGATTCATAATGCTTGAATCTACAACAACTACCGATAGCGACCAGATAGGTGGTCTTTTTTGGACAAGAACAGCAGGTCAAGGTGATGCACATAAACAGGTTGCAGGGATTGATGCTATACAACAAGTCAATAGTGGTGCAAGTAATCTAGATGGTGCAACATTAAGATTTTTCACTAAGCCAAATAATGCAGGAACAAATACACCAAGACTACAAATAGATTCAGCAGGAAACATACAAGTTGGCACGACTACAGTTTTAGATCAAAGCAGAAACCTTACAAACATAGGAACTATCTCTAGTGGTGCAATTACTACCTCTGGCACTTTTACAAAAACATTTGATGTAGGAAACAGTATAACGCTTGGCAATGATGGAACTTTTGGAACAAGTGGTACAGGAAGATATGTAGCTCTTGGATTTAGTGGAACTGGTAATGGAGCAAACAGAATCTTTGCACATAATACTGGTGAAGATCATATTTACATTGCAGCAGCAACAGGAAAAGGAGTTGTCATACGAGCAAATGGTGGTGGTACAAATCATTTTTTCTTTGGAAGTTCAGGTGAGTTACAAGTAAATGGAACTACAGTATTAAATCAATCAAGAAACCTCACAAACATAGGAACTGTATCATGTGGCAATATCACTATGGCACAATCTGGTGAAGCTACAGCTACATTTCAAACATCTAATAGTTCTGGAGCAGATGCAACTGTAATCATAAAAGGTGCAAGGACTGCTGCTCTTGATGATATCGCTGAACTAAAATTTGATAATGTAGCTTCTACATACACAATGGCAAAGATCACAGGAGGTCAAGAGCAAACACATAGTAATAAAACAGGTAGTTTGAGATTTTATACATCTACAAATTCCTCAACTGGTCTTACAGCTAAAGCTGAACTTACATCAGCAGGAGTTTTTACGTGTGCTAATGACATTGCAGCTTTTTCTAGTCTTTCGGATATAAGATTAAAAGAAAATATAGAATTAATTAATAACCCATTAGATAAAATAAAAAGTTTGCGTGGTGTAAACTTTTCTTATAAAAAAGATGGAAGGCAGTCTACAGGTCTGATTGCTCAAGAGTTAGAAAAGGTTTTACCAAATGCAGTTTATACAACACAGCAGATAGATGATGATGAAGATATTAAAGCTATTAGATATGGTAATGTAGTTGGGTTATTGGTAGAAGCTATTAAAGAACAACAAGAGCAAATAGAAGAATTAAAAGCTAAATTAGAGGAGGTTGCATAATGGCTTTAGCATCAAGTGGAACTTTGTCTATAGGAACAGCAGCAGGTGCAAACCAAAACCCAAAGAGATCAATCAATGAAGAATTAGGAGTTGCAGTTACAACTTCACAAACTATGGGAAATGAAGCTTTGCGAGGTTTGGCAGGTGTATCATCTGGTGTTATTTCTTTTTCAGATTTCTATGGCAAGTCAGCAGCTGAATTGGTATTAGATCAAGATGTAACATCAACAGGTGCAGGTGGTAGTGGAACGATAGCAACTTATGGCACAGGATATACTGCTGCATCACCTAATCCTGTTGTAACAGGATCACCTGCAATAGCAAATGGTGATGATGTTCGGATTACAATAACAGATAATTCAAGCAATATAAAAGTTAAATTTGAATGTCAATTCACAGTAACAACTAATACATCTTTTCCATTTTTTACAACTTGGGCTATTACAGGTGGCACAATTACGAACATTACAACGCCAAGTGGTGCTAGTGTTAATTCTAGCGATAATAAGATTTTAGATGTACCTAGTAGCACTTTTAGTTATCCAAGTGGAACACCTGCAACAAAACTTAGTTTTAATGGTACTAGCCCAACAGCATCTACACCAAACTTTATAACAGGATCAAATTCAATAATTTATACACCTTTAACAGGATCAACTCCACCTAATGCAATAGCAACGGAAGGATTTAATTTAAAGATTCACAAAATATGAGTTATATCAAACAACAGGTTGAACAATTTTTACAGGATTTGTATGATGCAAAGGAAAACAACCCAAACGCTTACTTGCCTAGTGTCTGGGAAGATGTAGAAAAACAAATAAAGGCAAAAATAGATTCTTACGAGGAATAATTATGGCGATAACAAAAACGCAAACAATACAAAGAGTTGAGTGCTATCCTGCTGCTCATACTGAAGAAGGTCAAGAGCCTACATATCCTACTTTGATGGTGGTGTATAACGAAACTTTTGATGATCCAAAAGATGATACGTTGCCAGTAGTTGCAACTAAAGTTGTTAATTTATCTAAAGATGATGGCAATTTAGAAGCTCAAGACGATTTTGTAAAGACAATAGCTAACGCTTTATGGTCTGAATAGTTTATTTATTAGAATTTTTATTATAAAATTTAATTACATAACTTAGGAGAGTGTAATGAATGAAGAAACTAATTACGAGGCTTTGTATAACCAAATCTTGCAGGAGCTTTCTAATGTTCAACATATAAATAGATTGTTGTCGTTAAAAATGGCTGAACTGCAAGAAGAGATTAATAATGCAGGCAAAAAAGAAACCAATAAAAAGGCCAACTAGGATTACAGCAGAGTTTGTTAACCATAATCTTGAGTTGCACGAAATACAATGCGCTGAAAGGTGGAAAACCTGCTTTAATCATTTGGAAAAGCTAGACAATGACATTGGTAGTCTAAACCTTTGGATTAAAGGTGGACTGACTACTATAGTCATCTCTCTAGTTGGTATCTTTATTACCAATATCATTGCATGAATCTTCTCAAAACAATTGTTGATATTATTAAGCCTGTAGGCAAAATTATTGACGATGTTCATACCTCAGAAGAAGAAAAAGCAAAATTAAAAAATGAACTATTTGTATTGCAAGCTAAGTTGCAAGTAGAGGTGCTTGAATATGAAAAAACTTTATTAAGTAAACAGGCGCAAATTATTACTGCTGAAGCTCAGGGTAACTCTTGGCTACAAAGGTCATGGCGACCAATAACTATGCTTACCTTTTTAGTTTTAGTGTGCCTTGATGCTTTTGGTTGGTTGGCTTTTCGTTTGTCAGATCAGGCTTGGGTTCTGTTGCAAATAGGTTTAGGTGGTTATGTTATTGGCAGAAGTGGTGAAAAGATTGCAAAACCTGTTATCACCGCAATGCAAAAAAATGAATAACAAAGACATACAGGATATGCTGATTAAGCATGAAGGCTTGGTTTGTAATTTGTATAAATGTTCTATGAGTGCAAATAGTATAGGCGTAGGTAGAAATTTAGATGCAAATGGTATATCAGAAGAAGAAGCTATGTTTTTATTGCAAAATGACATAGATAGAGTTATTGCAGAACTTGACGACAATCTGCAAGGATGGAGAGCTTGGCCGCTAAAAGCTAGGATGGTTTGTATAGATATGACCTTTCAAATGGGTTTACAAGGATTTTTAGGTTTTAGAAGAACGATAGGCTTAATGCAGATGGGGATGTGGCTAGAAGCATCAGAAGAATTACTTGATTCTAAATACTATACACAGACACCATCAAGAGCCTTATATAACTCACGTCAACTTTCTTTGTGCCAAAATGGCCAAAAAGACATCGGAAGATCATCAAAGTAATTCACGATTAGGAGCTTTGGGTGAGTTAGTTGTCCAAACCTTCTTAACAGAATACTGCGACTTCGTTTATCCTACACAGGACAAACATCCAGCAGACATAATGTTTGAGCTATCAAATGCAAAATATACAGTACAAGTTAAAAGCCGAAGAGAAACTAAAGAGGGCAAATATGTTTTTGCTAGTGAGCCATCCAGAAGTATGTCAAATGTTTATAAGAATTATCATACTGATATTCTAGCTTTTGTGTTCTTTAACAAAGAGCATAAGCGTATCTTTTTTCAAGCAAATACTTCTTCGCAAAACTATTTTACTTTTAACAAAAATATAATTACTGACACTATGGAGCTTGACTCCTTTCAAGAATGTCTCAATCAACTAAATCAAATACCAGTCCTAAATCCTTTGTTTAAATAAGTATTGACATATTTATATATTCATGTATAATATAGGTATGTTTAACAGTAAGGAGGTAAACATGACATTAGGTATAAATAAAAATATCATGTATGAGTTTTATATTAATACTAAATATGGTGAAAGTGTTTGGCATCATAACTTAAATAAATGGCGAAATGCATTAGTAGACTTTATAGATAATAAGGACGATGAAGGATTTGTATTTGAAATACAAATAACTTCCGAAGATGGTTGTGAATTTGTGGAGATATATCCAAAGAACGAAACAGACATATTACCGAAGTATGTACAAAAAACAGTTAATAAAGTTTTACAAGCAGTAAAAAATAAAGTATGAACTATGGGTTTATTTAGGTGGCGTAAATGGAAAAGTTAATTAAATTAAATATTATTGGTGGCGGTACTTTGTGCGCACCATTACGATCTTTTGGTTCTTATTACAAAGATTTTATTACTGGCGATACCTGTGTTGAGGTTGGCATCAAGCCAACTACATATCTGGTAAGAGAGTCAGTCAGCGAGTTAGATAGGATTATCAAATGAATAAGAAAAAATTAGTAGATTTAGCAGAAGAAGTGTTAGGCAGCATAGATACACATATTGATAAAAAGTTAATAGATACATTAGAAATAGAACTGTTAGAAAGGTTGCGAGAAAGGTTTTTTAAAGCAAAAAGGTATAAAATGAGCAAAAAACTACACGCCTATCGTCCGCACTTTTCTGAATATTCATCTGTAAAACCAATAATTGATGAAGCTATAGATTCTTGTATTAAGAGAATGAGCAAATGAAACAACCAATATCTAAAATTACTGACGATGATAAGGTCTCACATTCGCTTGCACCTTATTTGTTTGACGAGCAGTTGTTTGACAAAACCAAGAATGAGGCTTTGCATGATTGCATAAGAGCAAAGCATGGTGAAAATATAAGAACGCCACAAACTTTACGTCAAGAGTTTGGTTCAGAGGCAGAGCATGTTTGTTTGCGAGTTGGTTGCAGACGACTAGGACTTATCAACGTACAACATCCCATAACAGAAAAAGTTGAGCATCCGCTTTTGCCATTGCAAGGATCACTAGATGGCATGGCTGAAGCTGACAACCTTACTATAGAGAATAGTCCTGAGCGTGGCATCTATTTACCAAACGCAACAAAGATAACAGTAAATGGCAAATGTCCTATAGAGGTAAAAACTACATCTATGAGAGCTACAGATGATCCGCCAAATGGACTTGGTGTTATGCAGTTGAAAGCTGCTATGTCTACAACGCAATCTAGTTTTGGTGTACTGATTTGTTTATTTAATTCTACAGACTTAAGAGTATTTGTATATCAGAGAGATTATGAGTTTGAGGATGAGCTGGCTGTGAGAGTAAAGGATTTTGATAGGAGAATCAGGGAAGAGGATTACTTTACTCCACAGATCAGCCGAGATGCGCACTTGTTAAACAAGAATGTAGATGATGAATCTGTAATTGAATTAGAGGATAGCTTTCATTTAGATCAATATGTTAGTCTAAAAGAAAAAAAGAAAGAGATAGAGAAGCAAATAGATTATCACCAATCGCAAATCATGAACAGCATGGGTAACGCCAGTAAAGCTATTAATGAAAACTATGTTGTGTCTTGGCCAATGATTAATTACAAGGCAAAGCTAGAAAAGGTTGTGCCAGCTAAAGATGCATATAGTGTTAGAAGAAAGACAATCACAGTAAAAAGGGCAAATAAGTAATGAGAGTATTTGTATGGAGAGTATTACCTTTTTGCCCTTAACTTGATTATAAACGAATTTAAGAATATTATTTAGAAGGAGAGTATAAAAATGGAAGAAAAAAGAAGTAAAAAAGCATTGTGGGTTTCAAAAGATATGCATCGTGAAGTAAATATTTTTGCAGCAACGAATAGTACTGATATAGGAAGAGCTACAGAGATGTTAATTAAGTTAGGCATAATTTCACATAATAAAAATAATGACTGAACATACAGACAAAGTAATTAAAAGAAGGTTAGAACTGCGTAAAGAAAGGCATGATAATCAAATTACCTTCATCGAAGGTAGAGCTGGCCAAATAACTACTGGCTACAGATCAGGAAGGCGTGTTATTGAGTTTGATGATAAGCGCAAGAAAACTATAACAGAGCATGTGGCGTAGCCTTATTATTTATATAGAAAAAAAAATAGATAGATGTATAGAAAAATCATTAGAAAAGCAAGAAGAGAGGATGATGCGTGATGACAACAAGTAATTGTATATTTTTGTTTACTACAATACTAATGATTATAGGCGCAGCTTATATCTTATACTTGGATTATAAAGATGGTGAATAGTAGGACTAAAGGCCATAACTTTGAAAGACATATAGTAAATTTAATTAACAAGTATTTAGAGTCGCAAGAACTTGACCAAAGAGTAAATAGAAACTTAGATCAACAAATGTATGCTGGCCAAGCTGATATTTATTGGGATAATTTTGCTATAGAGTGTAAGAGATACAAAAAAAATGCAAGCATAATGTTTAAACAAGACTGGTGGGATCAGGTGTGCATATCTGCTGGTGATGACTTGCTACCAATACTAATTTATAAATATGACCGCAGGCCTATATATTTAGCTATGCCAATCTATTTAATGAGTGGCAGGCAAAAGGCAAATAATGATGCTATATATATGTGTTCGCTAAAAAGCATGTGTAAAGATTTTAAAACAATTATGCAGAACGCAAGTGTATATAATACATGAGGAAGATTATAAAGATTTTTGTCGTCAACAGTACGATAAGATAAGCATGGTTTTAGCGTTGCTTGGTATAGCCAACGATGAAACCTTTGAGGACTTTATGCTGAGAAATCAAGATCAGCTTGAAGTTGAGTATTTAACCAGTATAGGTAAATTATCTATACACTAAGAAAGGAGAATATCATGGTAGATATACTTGGAGGAATGAGTGGCGAAGGTGCTGCAAGTTCATTTATAAATTTTAAAGCAAGTGAGATGGAGTGGCAGATCAAGGGCGATAAGGTTGCTTTTGATTATATGCAACTGGATCATACAACTTTGCAGTCTGGTTGGGGAGTTTACGATGGCAGTTTTGATTATGTTTGGGATAAGACATTTGGCATGCCAGACAAACAACCAGAAGGCTATATGAGAGCTTTTTCATGTTGGGTTTGGGTAGATGGATTTAATCAACCTTTAATGTGGCAATCGTATAAAAGAGGTGAGAGCATGGCCTTAAACAATATGCTTGCTGAATTTTGGAACGACAAGGACGCATCCGAAGATTTGCCTGTATTTAAGTTTGGTCGTAATGATCCTGCAAAACCTGATGCAGAGCTTGATGCGGTAAAAATAAAGCTAGGTATGGGTAGCACAGCAGAAATAAAATTTGCATATCAAGGTATGAAGCCAAGAAAAGATGGCTTTGTTATACCCAGTTGGGTTGAGGAAGAAGAGCCTGTTAGAGAAAAACCAGAGCAAACTAACTTAACTGACGATGAAATCCCTTTCTAAGATTGATTGGGTTAAAATTGCGCCAGACGTAGCGCTTAAACTATTAGGCGAGCCAAAAACCAAAAAGTCAACGGAATGGCGTTATGGTAATAAAGGTTCGCTTGTAGTTAACATTGAGGCCGCTACTTGGTGGGACTTCGAGAATGATGTTGGCGGTGGTCTTGTTGATCTTATAAAATACAAAAATTCAGACATTAATGATATACTTGCATCTTGCGGTTATGACTTAGCACCACAAATATACTCCTTACGTATACCACCTCCGACAAGTAGTGGTGCTAAGTCGCTTTCATCAGACCAGATGAAACAGCTAAACAGCGAAGCAATAATATCGTTAGCATATTCTGACAGCTTTGTTGTTATGCGTTTTCCAGAGAACCATAGAATAAAACAAAAGTATGCACCATTTAGCAAAAAGTTAGATGGCACTTGGACTATGAAGAGACCAGAAGGCTTAATGCCAATTTACTACAAAGCTAAGAATAATGACTTGCCTATAATTATATGTGAAGGAGAGAAGGCTACAGTTGCTTGTAGAGAACTTTATGATGGCGATGCATGTACTTGGCATGGCGGTGTAAACGCTTGGAGCAAATCAGATTGGTCGCCAATTTATAGTAAGCAAATATATATCTGGCCTGACAATGATAAGGCTGGCTTTGATTGTGCTGATAAGTTATATAAGCATCTTAAAAAGAATGGTTGTGTAGTGAAAATCGTCAACCCACCTGAAACTTTTGCTGATAAGGATGATCTATGGGATGCAAATGTAAGAAAGGATTTTTTAAATAGTAATGAGTTAATAGAATACATGCAAAACAACTTACGTTATGTTTCTAACAATGAATTTGATCTTTTATCATATTCTGAGATGGAGGCAAATGATAGGCCTCCAGAATGGTTGATAGATAAGATTGCAGAAAAAGAAACAGTTGTAAGTATTTATGCAGAGCCAAAAGCAGGCAAATCTTTTATTGGCATTTCAATGATGCTTGCTATAGCTACAGGAAAAAATTGGTATGGCTACGATACAAGCAAATCAGGTGTATTGTATTTTTGTGGAGAAGGTGAGAAGTCTATGTTTAAAAGGATATTAGCTTGGGAAAAACATTTTGATGCAAATTTAAAAAATGCAAATTTTAGAGTAAGTAATAGGCCTGCAAGAATATTAGATGATGAAGATTACGATGATATTTTAGAGAAGTCGCAACAAAGCAAAAAGGAGTTTGGTAAATTAGGGTTAATAATAATTGACACTTTGCAAAGAAACTTTGGTGGTGGCGATGAGAACAGCACTTCTGACATGAATAATTTTATCAGTAAGATCGATAGATTGAAGTTTGAAACAGGCGCTTGTATTGTCCTAATACATCATACAGGACATGCTGGCGCAAAGAGTAATGGTATCAGAAGAGGCAGAGGATCAAGTGTTCTTCCTGCGTCTGTAGATGCTGAATTTTTTATAGAAAGAAAAGATAAAAAGGCTGATGGTGATTTCTTAGGTGTAGAGGACAAAGTTATGTATGTAAAGATGACGCAGACATTAAATAAAGAAGATATGAATATGCCAACATTAAATTTTAAAATGCAGACTGTTGCTGATCTAGGCAAAGATAAAGACAAAAAATCTGCGGTGTTGATAGCAGTTGATGAGGAGGATATGCCACACGAATCACTAAGCTCAGAAATAACTGACAAACAGCAAATAGTTTTAAATGCATTGTTAGAGTTGGCAAAGATTGATGATCCTGATGAGCCAGAGTGTAAATTGTACTTAGCTGATGATCTTGTTGGCAGAATAAAAGATAATGATAAAGATATGACAAAAGGCTCTATACAGGATAGGTTAAAAGAGTTAAAAAACAAAGAATTAGTCAAGCATGTTCCATATAAAGGTTATCAACATAAAGAATATGCAAAATTAGCTCCTAAGTTTGATTAGGTGTAGGTTAGGTGTAAGTTAGGTATGTTTAGGTGCAAATCATTAATTATTTTAGGTGGGTGTAGGTGTGTTCCTATAGGAACACCTAAACACCTAAACTAATGATCGCATAATTGTTAATATGAACACCCAACTAGACAAAGATGTGCAAATGGCCATAAAGATACTGAGAAAGTACGAAAAAAATTTTTTCTGCAAATTTGGAAGCAAAAAGAGAATTTATAAAATGGTTGGTGTAAATTTAGAAATTAAATATACAAAGGCAAATATGTTATTGAAAGAAGCATTACAAAAGAAAAATGCAAAAAGGCAAATCAGAATGATCGAGATGATGTATAGAGCTTATGATGCGCTTGAAGAAAATATAAAAGCAAATGGCTTTTGTGAATTACAACCGCAAATTAGATGTTATGATTATGATAAAGGCAAATATGCTTTGGTTTGCGATTATGACGATGAAAAAGCAAATATGATAAAAAATTACAATTTAGATGTTGATGCAGTCTTTTTTAGTATGCAAGAATTATTTAGAATGATACCAACAGATTTTATGCAAATTAAGGAAAGTCTTACAAAATCTTTTGGAGATGCAAATTTTGAAAAGGTAAATTATGACAGGCAAAGGTAGTAAGCGCAGAAAAGAAGATAAAAAAAAAATAGATAAGAATTGGGACAAAATATTTAAAGATGCCAACAAAACTAAAACCAAGTGTAAAAACCTACAACAGAAAGACAGGCAAATACACAACAGAACACTTTTATATAAAGAATACATCCTATCAAGAGTTAGAGAAGATAATGAAAAGTGAAAGGGCAAATGCAAAGTTAAGAATTAAATGTAAACGTGAAATTATTAGGAGGGTTAAAAATGGTAGACATGGTAAATAAACCACCACATTATAATAAAGGTAAAATAGAATGTTTGGATTATATAAGGCAACAGTTAGGCTCAGGCTTTCCTTATTATTTAGAAGGCAATATTATAAAGTATTTACATAGGCATAGGTTTAAAGGTGCTAACATTGAGGATTTAGAAAAGCATAGATTTTATCTTAATGAATTAATAGATTATTATAAAAATTTATGAAACTTGAAAGGCAAATCCTTAAAAGCTACATAGAGCAAGGCAAATCAGTTAATGATGTTGCTTTATCTACAGGTAAAAGCAAATTTACAATACTAAAAAAAGCAAAAGAGTATGGCCTTAAATTTAAAGGCAAATCACATTGGGCAAATTTATAAATGGATATTAAGATAAAAACAAATCTAAAAGACATAGAAAAGAAAATGACTTTGTTGCAGAAGAAAGATTTTTTAAAAGTAATGTCTGAAGGCATAAACTTTACAGGCGCTAAGGTTGTAAATGCACAAAGAGAAAAGTTGTTTGATCTTAGTCCAAAAATGAAAAAACTTACTTACACATCAATAGTTATGAGCAAATTTGCTAAACCTAAAAAAAATCAATTATCTGCAACAGTAAGAGTAAAAGATTTTGCGGCAAAATACTTATATTATATATATACAGGCGATGTAGAACCTGCAAGAAGGCGTGGTTATCCGTCACCTGCTGGTGAAGGTAAAGATAGAAAAAATAAGTTCGATAATATTGTCACAAAAAAAGGATTAATTTCTAACTTAGAAAAAACCGCAAAAAGTGGCAGGGCAAATAGTAGATTTAGAGGTGTGCCAAAAGGAAAAGGATCAAAGCTATATGGTGTGTGGGAAAGAAAAGGCTTTAAGGGTAGAGAAGGTATAAATCTTCTAGTAGCCTTCACGCCATTTATCCAGCATAGAAAGTTTATTGACTTCTTTAAACTATCTCATAAAGTTGTCAAGAACAACATGTATAAAGAGATCAACAAGCAAATGATTAGACGCATCAAACGTAGGTTTGGTTAAATGCAAATTTAATAGACAACAATGCATAATTCTGCATCATTCATCTATTTACCTCTCTTTCCTCTACTTTATCCCAAAGATTACAAAATCTTTTTAGGAATAAATATTGCTTAGTGTTGTTGTAATTACCTACTGCTAAAGAATCTAAAGCACACATGTGTTCTAGATTGTTTTCTTCATAAAAGTTGTAAAGAATATCGCACATGTAATTAAATAAACTAAATTTTTTCATCATTCATCTCCTCAAAATCATCCCAATAAAATAAAACATCAACACCTTTGTATGTCTTAAAGATACCTTGTGTTTCTATTCCTACTTTTTCTTGGTCAGATAGTGTGCTAATAATTACCCAATTTGAATGACCTAATTGCTCTCTGCAATCATCATCAATAACTTCTGTTATATCTCTACTCATAATTCACCTCTAAATTAAATTCAGCAACTATATCTTTGAAACCAATCGCTTTACCTATAGAATTAAATTCCACTTCCCATATTTCAAGTTTATGGCCATCATCTGTAATGCGTATTTCAAACTCTGTATCGTTATACATGAAATGTTGTGCTTCACTTGGTTTTATTTTAAATACATTACTCATCATTCACCATCCTTGTCGTCAACAATAATAGTATTAACATCAGACAGTTCTGCATTATTAAGTAGTGCTATAGGGTGTGTATTAATACTCTCTAATACTCTATCTTTTTTAATATCATCATCACTTACTTTTACTTTATAAAAACAAGTCTGTTTAATTATTAATTCTTTCATCTATTAGTCCTCCTCAATTACTTTAAAAGTTGCTACAGGCGATATACCATTAGTTCTACGAAACCGATCTTCATCATTAAAAGTTTCATAAAAAGAAATATATTGCCTACCAGATTTATCACACGTCCACAGGTTAGCATCAAACACCTCACCATTCTCATGCTTTATATCAACCCATGTATCGTTTTCCCAATAATATTTACTCATCGCACCACTCCTCATATTTAAAATTATATTTATTACAAAAACCTTGAAATGCCAGATAATCTTTTTGTGTATAACTGTATTTATTGAGATCATCTAAGTTTATATAAGTTATAAATTTGCCCTTATCAACATAAATGAAAATTCTCTTTTTATAATCTTCTGTAGCAACTTCTACATAGTCTTTAGAAGTGCATACAACATGACCATTAAACAAACAAAGCAAATCACTCATAAACCATGCAGACCATTCGCCTTCATTGTTACCCATGTATTTATCATTAAATCCATGCTCATATATTTTTTCTTTACTCACTATGCACCTCCTCTAAATGCCCAACCAATTCACCATACTTGTCAAATAAATGCTTATTGTCATCGCAGTATTCAATTTGCATTTCTAGATCCATATCACCAAAATAATCATATTTAATAATTGTATTACCTTCTTCATCTTCATATTCGTAATCAAAAGGCATATCCCACATTTCATTAACAAATCTATCTTTAGCCTTATCGCTGAGTTCTGCAAATTTATATGCTCGTATAGTAATTAGCTTACTCATCTTCACTCTCCCATTTTTTTATAAGTTTAACCAGAGATGTAGCACACTCACTATGTTGCGATTCATCTTCAAGCCAATCTTTAATGTTAATTAAAATATTATTGAGATAATAAACATGATTCCTTAAATCGTGTATTTCATTATCCATTACTTTTAAATAGTGTTTATCCACATTAACCTCCTTACTTGTATAATGTATAAATAAATATATATGCAAATACATTATATGTCAACAACTAAATGCAAATACTTGTTTAAGGCAAATACTTGTTAGATGCAAATTTATGTTAGGTGCAAATTCTTTTTAGATGCAAATTTATGTTAGGTGCAAATTTATGTTAGGTGCAAATTTATATTAGGTGCAAATTTATATTTAATGCAAATTCTTATTTAAGGCAAATACTTATTTGATAGAAAAAAATTATAGATAAAAAAAAATATACAGATAAAAAAACAAGACCAGCAACCAGCAACAACAACGCTACTAACAAGAAAGAAAAACATTAAAAGCATTGTAAGGCTCTACAACGCATCAAAAATCTTAGTTAATGTATTTGTATAGCTTTATATAGATATACTCTTAAAACGCCTTAGAATTTGTTTAATGAATTTAAGGCAATAAAAAGGCGGTAATAAATACCGCCTTATATTAGTTAATTTAGTGCTTTATTTAATCAATAAATAAAGGACACAACCCAAAACAGAAAGCACAGTTAAAAACATAATAAGATTTTCAGCAAAAATAATTCCTTTGTTTTTATCATTTGCGATGATCTTATATTTTAATTGGCCATCCTTGTTAAATTTGTAATTATAATCTTTCATTATGCAACCTCTACTTTAGAGACATATTTAAGATTATTAATACATTCATTGTATCCAATAACAAATCCGAGCATTTCTTGTTTACTGTTAAAGCGTTTAAGATCATGTCCGTAATAATGCCCTAGAGTAATACTATATTCATTAAACATTAATCCTTCTTTGGCAATGCTTGATTGTGTTGCATAAGAATCATAACCATATTTGATTAAGTTCTTTTCAAATTCTGCACATTGAAAAGCATAATAATATTTTTTATTACCTCTTAATTGAAAAGTAATCTTTTCTTTTGCTTCTTTATATTCAATCTCTCTTTCTTTGCGAAAGCGTTCCATTCTTTGTTCTAGTTGTTCCATGTTTAATACCTCCATAAATGTTAAACATAATTAGATTATACATTTATATATATAAATAACAACATATTATTTAATATTAATTTAATTATTTTTCTATACCTTTATAAATATGATGAATAATACATTTTCATGTATTTCTAGCTCTTTGATCTGTTTTTTTTGTTGTTCTTCTGTATCCCTTATTTATCAAGGTCTGGCGGTCATAGGTTCTTCTAGCGCTTATGCGTACGCAGGTTGCGGCGCACAGGTTTTGTTTAGAGACAGCGCTCTAACATTCACCATATTTATATTACAGGCTATAATTTTGTAAAAGAGCCTTGAATCAAGTATATTATTGATTTAGAGAGTAATTTGGATACAAATATTGGCAACAAGAAAAGATTTAGCAGAGCATTTAGGATTATCGCCACAATCAATCAATGACCTTATAAGAAATAATGTTATTACTATTGGTTCTGGTAGATCACCTGTAAACATAGATGCTTGTAGGTTACAGTATTTAAACTATTTAAGAAAAGCTGCTAGATACACAAAGAAAGATGGTACTGCTGATATTGCTGAAGAAAAGGCAAGGTTAACAAAAGCTCAAGCAGACAAGGCTGAATTAGAGGTTTCTGAACTTGAGGCCAAGCTGATACCAGCAGAGCTTGTAGCTGATACATGGATAGACTATGTTAGTAATGTAAGATCAAAACTTTTAGGTCTACCTTCTAGGATAGCTCATCAAGTACTTACACTTGATAAATATCCAGAAGTGGAAGAAGTTATAAAGGAACAAGTATATGATGCATTACAAGAACTAGCACATGATGGAATACCTACAAAATATAGAAAAAGTACTACAAAAAACAAAAAAGACTTGGACTCCACCGCCAAATCTAAAAATTAGCGATTGGGCAGACAGGTATAGAAAGTTATCTGCTGAGTCATCTGCTGAAGCTGGGCAATGGAGAACAAGCAGAGCAGAGTACCAAAGAGAAATTATGGATGCCTTTAATGATCCAAATATAAATCGCATAGTTTTTATGAAGTCAGCACAGGTGGGTGCTACAGAAATACTTTTAAATGTAATTGCTTACTATATAGATAACGATCCAGCTCCTATGCTAATAATGCAACCAACATTACAGATGGCTCAAGCGTTTTCTAAGGATAGGCTTGCAACCATGATAAGAGATTCAGAGAAAATTCGTAATTGTGTTAAAGATGCAAGGAGTAGAGATTCAGGCAACACAGTTCTGCATAAATCTTTTCCTTCAGGACACTTAACAATAGTTGGTTCTAATTCTGCAAGTGGACTTGCATCAAGGCCAGTAAGATTGTTGTTAGCAGATGAATGTGATCGTTATGAACTTTCTGCTGGGACAGAAGGTGATCCTATATCTCTTGCTACAAAAAGAACAACTACGTTTTGGAACAGAAAAATATATATGTGTTCAACACCAACCATAAAAGGTCTATCAAGAATCGAAACTGCTTTCGAGGAATCTGATAAAAGATACTATAAAGTGCCATGCCCTGAATGTAATGAGTATCAAGTTCTTAAATGGTC